TCACCCACTCAGGCGGTGCAGCCGTGTAAGTGATTTGGTCGCCGTTGTTGTATTCAATTGTTATTGGTAACTTCATTTTTTCTCCCGATTGTTAGTTTTAGGGAGGGACACAGACCCGCAAAACGCCCTAATCGGCGTACAAACCCCGCGAATTCACACACCGCTGAACGATTTACCTTCACGCGGGGGTGAATTGATCGATTTGGCGACTGACTTGAAGATCGATCTCATGGAATGGCAGAAATTTGCCCTTATCCACACACACAAAGTCAAGCCCGACGGTCGGTGGGCGACCCCAGTCAACACAATCGTGGTGGCACGTCAAAACGGAAAATCGTTTTTGCAGCTGATCAGGATTTTGGGCGGGCTGTTCTTGTGGGACGAAAAACTGCAAATTGGTTCGGCGCACCGCTTGTCCACGTCGCTTGAACAATTCAGAGCAATGGTGCAAATGATCGAGGGCAGCGACAATTTGGCAAAACAGGTCAAGAAGATTCGCTGGCAGCATGGTGGCGAGGAAATCGAAACCATGACGGGCAACCGATTTATTGTGCGTGCGGGCGGTTCGGCTGCGCGTGGTGTTTCCCGACCTTCGACCATTCACCTGGACGAATTGCGCGAAATGACTGACATTGAGAGTTTTGCGTCATTGCGTTACACCCTCATGGCTGCTCAAAATCCAATGGTCATGGCGTACACCAACGCAGGCGATTCCAGTTCGGTCGTGCTGAACCAATTTCGCGATCGTGCCCTGGCTTCAATTGCTGGGGTGCAAGATGACATTGGGTATTTTGAATGGTCAGCACCTACCGACGAAATCAGCGTTGAAAATGCCAGGTACGCCAACCCTTCAATGGGCACGTTGATTCACGCGGACAACGTACGAAGCGTTTTGAACGACCCACCTGACGTGGTCATGACTGAAGTGTTGTGCCGTTGGGTTGTGGCTATCAATAGCGCGGTGGACGCGGCTTCATGGGGCAATTGCCTGGATAAATCCGCAGACCTTGATCTTGACAAACTGACGTGGCTGGCAATCGATCTTTCGCCTGATCGTCGGCATGCTTCATTAATCGGGGCGCAGAAATTAGGCGGGGAACAGTTCGTCGTGAAGTTACTGCACACCTGGCAAAACGACTTGCAGCTAGACGACAAAGCAATTGCCAATGACCTGGCAGATTATGCGCGAAAGTATCCGACCGAATACGTTTTGTATTCACGCAAAACCAGTGCCGCCGTTGCTGCGCGCCTTGCGCCCGCTGGAATTCCCATTTACGACATGGACACCGTTTATCCGCAAGCGTGCGACGAAATGTTGTCGGCAATCAATTCAGGGCGTTTGAAACACCGTGGTCAAAGCCAATTGAGCGAAGAAGTGTTGGCAGCGGTGCAATTGCGTCGTGGTGACGGCGGTTGGGTCATTGGACGACGTGCCAGCCAATCGGTCGTTTGCGCTGCCGTGGCGGTTGCGCTTGCGACACATTTTGCGACACGCCCAGAGAATGATCTTGACATCATGGTTGGTTGATCGTATAAGCCTGACACAATTTGGGCATGGGTTTATTCGATCTATTCGTGCCACGCGTCGCGGCTGCCGTTCCAGCTGCGCCCGTGGACGTTGACGCTTCACTTGCGCCTTACTTCACCGAAAATAACAATTTTTATTTTTACGGCATACAAAGTGCCAACCGTGCTGAAGCAATGTCAGTGCCTACCGTGGCGCGTGCGTTGTCAATCATTCAAACAATTGCTTCACTTCCAATGCACACACGCAATGAAGCAACAGGTGAGAAGGTAACGAAGCCACGCGTGATCAATCAGCCTGACCCACGAATCCCAGGTTCAACATTTTGGTCATGGATTATTTCAGACTTGTTTTTCCACAATTCTGCTTATGGCTGGGTTATGGAACGTTATGCCGACACTGGAAAAATCCGCGCAATGGAAAGAATCGCACCTGAACGCGTTTCAATTACAACAAACGCCAACGGAACAGAAATTGATTCTTACGAGATCGACGGCACACCCGTTGACCCAGCAAATTTGGTTGTTTTCCCAAATACGCAAGAAGGTTTGCTTGCGCGTGCAGGTCGCACAATTAAGGCGGCTGCTGCGCTTGAAAAGGCTTCAATGAATTTTGCCAATGAGCCAATTCCACAAATGGTTTTGAAATCAAACGGCACATCATTACCCGCCGACCGCGTTGCAAAATTGTTGTCGTCATGGCGCACCGCACGAAGCAACAAATCAACTGCATTTTTAAACGCTGACGTAACACTTGAAACAATTGGTTACGATCCAAAGAATTTGCAGCTGAATGAAGCACGCAATTACGTTTCACTTGAATTGTCACGCGCGTGCGGAATTCCAGCGTATTTCACTGATTCACAACAATCATCATTTACATACGCAAACGCACTTGATAAGCGTCGCGACCTGGTTGATTTTGCGTTTAGAAATTACATGTCAATTATTGAACAACGTTTGAGTTTTGCTGACTTCACCCCAGCGGGCAATCGCGTCATGTTTGATCTTGACGATTTCTTGCGTGGCAATCCTTATGAGCGCGCGCAGGTTTATGAAATCTTGAATCGTATCGGCGCAATGTCGATCGAAGAAATACGCGAGGAAGAAGACATGCTGCTATGAAAAAAGTCATCACACCAATTGCAATCACCGCGGCAGATTCAAACAGTCGCACAATCACCGGTCGCATTGTGACATTTGAGGAAACTGGCAACGCTTCAATCGGCAAGGTGCAATTTGCTAAGAATTCAATCGAAGCAACACCAGTTTTGTTGAACCTTGAACATGACCGTACACGTCGAATCGGCAAAACACTTTCAATTGAATCAAATGAACAAGGCATTGACGCAACATTCAAAATTGCGGAAACAACTGCGGGCAATGATGCATTGGTCGAAGCAGCTGAAGGTTTGCGTGACGGATTCAGTGTGGAAGTTTATTTTGACGAATACGAAACACTGAAAGACGGAACAGTCCGCATTTTGAAGGGTGAAATGACGGGCGTTGCATTGACCAGCGAACCCGCAATTCGATCAGCGCGCGTTGCTGAGGTAGCCGCCACCGAAGGCGAAGCAGAGATTTCAGATTCGACAATCGAACCTGAAGCACAACCAACAGAAGGAGAAGACGAAGTGGAAGACACCGTCAAAGACGCTTCAACCGCCGAAACGGTAGAAGCCGCCCAGTCAGTAACCGCAACAGCAAAGCCAGCGGTAGGTGGTTGGACATCAAAGCCACGTTTAGAGTTCACCGCTGCTAAGTACCTAGAAAACACAATCCGCGCTTCAATGGGTGACGAGAACGCTCGTCAATACGTTGCAGCAGCAGACGACACAACAGACAACGCAGGTTTAGTTCCAACACGTCAATTGACTGAGGTCATCAACGGACTTGCAAACACAACACGTTCAAACATTGACGCGATTTCTCGCGGTGTTTTGCCTGACGCTGGAATGTCTTTCGAGATTCCAAAGATCACAACAATGCCAACAGTCGCAGCAACTTCCGAAGCAGGCACACCGTCAGAAACTGACCAGGCTGCTGCATTCGTAACAGTGAACGTTGCAAAGTACGCTGGACAACAGACATTCAGCGTTGAATTGCTTGACCGCACTTCACCACTATTCTTCAACGAATTGTTGACAAACATGGCAGCGGCTTACGCTAAGGCGACAGATACTGCGGTGAACGCAGCATTGATTTCGGGCGCAACTGCTGACGGAACAACAATTGCGACATACCCAACCGCAGCTGAATTGCTTGGTTTCGTTTCACGCGGTGCTGCTTCAGTTTATGCAGGCACACAGGGATTCGCACGCAATCTCATTGCAAACACATCACAGTGGGCAAACCTTATGACACTGAATGATTCAGGTCGTCCAATTTACAACGCTTCCCAGCCTTCAAACGCTGGCGGTGTTGTTCGCCCTGATTCAGTCCGCGGAAACGTTGCAGGTCTTGATCTATACGTCACCGCAAATACTGCTGCAACAACTGACGCTGACGGTTCAATGCTGATCGTGAACCCAGCGGCATACACATGGTACGAATCACCAACCTACCGACTACGCGCAGACGTAATCGCTTCAGGTCAGGTATCAGTCATGGTGTACGGATACGGCGCAATTGCAACGAAGATCGGTGCAGGCGCGTTCAAGTTCAACAAGCAGTAAAAAACTAATCATGCGGCGGGTTCTCCCGATCTCGCCGCAGCCGATCAACGAGGGGGACGGAAATGCCAAGTATTGTCACTGCGAGCCAATTGCGTACAGTGCTTGGCGTTTCCGTCAGCCTTTATTCAGACAGTTATCTTGACGAAATTATCAACACCGCCGAAGCGGTCATTTTGCCAATGCTGGTTTCAAATTCTTCAGCCGTCAACGCTTACAAATTAGAATCAAACGTGGCGTTTTTCTACACACAACGCCCACATCATTTTGTGGCTGGTCAGTCCGTAATCGTGGCAGGTTTGCCAGCACCATTTAGCGCAACCCACACCGTCGTTGACGTTGCAACATACTATTTCACCGCTGCATTGACTTCATCAAATGTCACATTGCGCGAGATCATTCCAA